ACCTGCGCTCCGTTTTTGTATGTAATTGTGACTGAGTTTCGGATGTCACCTAGTTTGCGAGATGTTGCAACCCCACGCGATAAAGCATGATTGCCCGTAACATCAAGATAACCATTGGCTGCAAGGTATGTACTGCGATGAGTACTTGAGGCGTAACCAATACGCCCTTGAGCATCCTCATAAATGTAACCCAGTCCTGATGTTGCCAATGCCGCAACGAGTGAATAAACATCGGTTACATTAGATGAGCGAGCGGCAAGTTCATAATCTCCAGGCTGGTCAATCTCACCTAATCCTGAGTTTTGAGCATCAGCCCATGTTTCAGTTGCATTGTAAGTAGTCCATTGAGTTGCAGCAGGAACTTCATTCCAGGCGTTGTAAAGCAGCCCTGAAAGAATTGAATAAATTTGGTCACCGTCAAAATCTTTTACTAAAACGCCTTCGGTGAGAATCTTTGGAAGTTTAGATAACGCTCCGAGAGCAATGACTTTGAAGGTTTGCACAATAGCGTTTGACCCTGATGACTTAACGCTTTGGTCAATGTCTGTGACAAAACCGCCAAAGATAGGGATAAATGTTCCTGATGTATCTTTTACTTGAAGCGCTAGTGAATCATTTATTTCAATTGCCAAAACGCTTTGGTCTGTGTTGACTATCTCAACAGAACAATAACCTGCAAGGGGTTGTTGGTAAATATCTGTTCGACCTGATGAAATAGTCAGGTTTGATAGCGTAACGGGTGTAAATGTGCCACCGTCAATTGATACCTGCCAAACAGGACTCCAAGCAGTCATCGCTTATAGGCCTGCAAATGAAGTTGCTCCGAGTGTTCCTCGGGCTTCTGAATCGTTAAATAATTCAACAAGGCTTCTCTTAACCGATTCTCCATCGCCTACTACGCCATTGAAATTAACAGTAAGCATGCCACTTGATGAAGGTGAACTAGTAAATGGTTGCGCTCCAACAAGCCTGTCAGCTTGTTTGCTTAAAACATCAAATTCTTTAGTTAATTGATTAAGTTGAGCAGTGCCAGCCTTTTTGCTTATGCCGCCTGTTTCAACCAAAAATGTTAAGTCAGTAAATTTATCTGAGATGCCCGTTAAGCGGTCAACTAAATTGTTTAGACTTGTCGCTCCAGTGCCTCCAGCAGATGCACCTATTCCTCCGCCGCCACCCATTGTTCCACTGCCTGAACCGCTTCCTGAACCTCCACCAAAACCGCCACTGCCGCCTGCTCCGCCGCCAGCGCCACGGCCGCCTGCACCAAAACCTCCACCACCACTAACTGCTCCAGGCGCACCACCTGTTGCAAAATTTTGAGTTCCAAATGCACTGGCAAATGCAGTTCCTTGGATGCTCTTAATCTTCTGAATTCCAGCGCCAAAAAGGTTGAGGAAAGAAATAACCTGGTTAGACATTTCAACAATGAAGCTAACCAACTCTTTAATAATAGTTACAACAACATTTGCGGTGTCTGCTAAAAATTGCAAAATTCTAATAAATCCATTTAGGCTGGTTGAACCATCGCTTGTAAAAACGATAGCCATTGCAGCAATAGATTTGGACAATGTGTTGATTGAAGCACCAACTGCAAATGCGCCTTGTTCAGTTGAATTCAACGAATCAACCATTCCATAATTACCCATAAGTCCATCAATAAAAGCGTTGACTGCTGGAATAGCAGAGATGTTCAAAAAGTTAATCAGCGATGTCAATGTTGGTAGTAGAGCAAAACCAATAGACTCTTTGGCTTCTTCAAAACCAATTTTTAATTGCGCCATCTTAAATGCGGCGGTATCTGTATTTGCACCCAGGTCAGGATAAATTTTGTTAATCATTGCTAGGATTTCAGCGAATGATTTGCCCTTTACCTCAGCAGCAGATAATCCAATTCCAAGCTTGCCCAATGATGTAGTATTGCCATCTTGAGCCTTGGCAATTGCAGTGGCAACTGTTCCTAATTCAATACCACTATTGACCGAAACTCTAGTTGATACTTCCAATAATTTTTGGGCTTCACCGACATTGTTAGTGGAGAGAGCCAAGCGTTCTAAAGCAGGTCTTAATTCTTCGTCCGATTTTGCAGTTTGTAATGCCAAAACTGTCAGATATTTTTCAGTCGATGCAATTTGAGCATCTGTTGCGCCTGTTGCATTTCTAAGAGTTGTTGCTAGTTTTGCTTGAGCGGCTTCATCCTGGATGGCTGCTTTAACTCCATCAATGCCAATTTTAATTGCATAAGCGGTTGCGGCTGCGGCTGCTACTGCAAATGCTTTTACTGCTACTGAACCAAACTTAGTTAACTTGTCACCAAAATTATCAGTGTCAACAGATGCCTTTTTAAGATTCTTTGTAAGATTATCGACATCTGCAAGAATCGAGAGTTTAAGGGTTCTACTATCTCCAGCCATTATGACCATTCCTTAATAATCTTTGAGAAGGCGGCTTCCCATTTGCGAATGATGTCAGGTTGGATTCTGCGCATGGTAGGCCAAATGAACCGACCTTCGTTTCCACGCTGACCATAACGAGGAGTTCTTTCTCCAAAACGACTAAATCTTTTTGAGCCAAACTCAACACCTGCAAGGATGCCTCGTCCACCGTCTTGACCATTTTTGTTTAACTGTGTTGTTGCACCACCTGAGAATTTCTGTGCAGCAAAACCAATTCCAAATTCACCAATCTTAGATGTCTTTGAAACCTTTATGCCTTGAGCAATTCTTTGTTGTTGAACCCCAGTCGCGGCGGCGCGAATTTGTTGTGTTGCATAATCTGCAAGCGCACCTGACTCACGCTTCGCCGCTTCCTGACCTGCTTCATCCATTGCTTTATATGAACGAATTATCTGACGAAGCTCGGCTTTGTCGTAGGTAAAAACCCGTTCAGGATTAACCTCACTTGCCATTGCCTCGCTCCTTCAGTAATTCAAACGCAGTTAAAACATCTTCTGCTGACTGCCATTCGCTCATTGGAATTCCTGTTGCCAGCGCTAACTGGATTAGGATTCTGTTGATGCTTCCTGGCTCATGGCTTTTGGGCTATCTGAATCTCCAACAGTTATCTCTGCAACTGTTTCCATCCAAACATCAAAAACCTTAACTGGCTTTCCACCTGCTTCTCGCTTCATTGAATGATAAGCCAAAAACATTAAGTCCCAAATTCCAATGGAATCTTGAGCCTTGCTGATGGTGTTGCCTGTTGCTTTTTCCCACTTAGCCCATTCAGGGGGTTGTGCAACATAAGTTGCTTTCTCACCTGAGTTGAACTCGATTAAGATTGGCAGTTTCATTATTTGCTCCCGTTTCTATTTTTAACTAAAGGTTTCTACTACTGCGCCCTTAGATACTTTGAAAGTAAAGTCTACTGTCTGAGCATCCGTTCCAGCGCCACCTGCGGTTGGAAATTCAGGCATAATTGGAAAAACAAATGTTGCCCCTGTTGCAGCAACCAATGTAATTGAGATGTCTGTGTCGGGTGCAGTTTCTGCCGCAGTCCATAGGGCTTCGCAAACTGAGTTTGCCTTACCCCAGTCAGCAAGCATGGATAGGGCAAATGTGCCTTCAAGATTTACCGTTTTGTAAGCTTCGCCATCAAGTGTTTGATAGGTTTCACGAACATTTGATTTTGTGAGTACTGCTGATGTCGCTTGCGCATCGATGTCTGTTCCGCCTATGAACGACAAGGTAATGTCGCGACCCGTGATAACTGTCGTTGCCATTTATTTTCCTTTAGGTTGTTTGTGTGTAGTAAGTGGAAACTCGGACATCGGACACCAAAACATTTGATGGGCCGACTTGAGTAACTGTTGGTTTTTCAACCGCCTCAATCGTGTACCCGTTAGGGATGACGGCGAGGACACTCATTATTAGTTGCTCCAAATTATCCAGTGATGCTGGATTGGAGTTGTAAGCCACTGCAATAGAAATAACCAAATTGATTTTGACATGCAGGGTTGACTTGTTAATTGTTTGTAATTCTAAGTAAGGTGAGCCTGGAACATTGACGCAAAAAGGAACTTGAGGCGCTTCAGGAACATACGCATAAACATTTGCTGCAACGCCTGCTAGGGCAGTTGCTAAAGGTTGACGAACATCGGA